AACAGCTTTGCTTCTTTCTTTCTTCTTGTAGAATAGTTATCACCAAAGTCTAATAACTCATTAGTGACTGCTTTCCAATCATTACTTATAACCCCATTCCAAAAATTAGGAGTCTTATGCTTCATATTTCCATATTGAAAACCTACAGAGGTAATAACTGTTTGTTGATTTGATGTTAAGTCACTCCAAGACTTACCGCTATCCTTCTCATAATCACTTTTAATTTTATTAGCGTGATACTTCTGAATAGCCTCATCTAGTATTTTAACATCTACGGGTGATAACACCAATGGGTTGTCTTTTAAATACTTACCCGCTTTCTCACCTCTAAGACCAAAATAAGGTTCTAATACCTCTATTATATCTAAAGGGACTTTAAGAGTCTCTAAAAACTCAGCGTTCTTTGTTTTTAAATCCACACCAGTACCTATAGTTACTCCTGAATTATCATCAAATTTTTCTTCTGCTTTATGTCGTGTTCTTTTACTCCATTCAAAAGGTACATATGCTGTATCTACAGCCTCACCTTCTAATTCACTTATAAAATTCCAATTTACTTTATCCATTTGTTTCGTATGTCCTATCGTTGTCCCTAGAAGTATCGCAGTTACAAGACCCACAACAATTATCTTGATGAGTCTCTTTGTCGCAGTGGCACTCGTGTCCACAATTTTCACATTTCTCCATAATTCTATCTGCATAAGAAGAGTAAGTAAGTAAACAGCTATAGTAATAGCTTTAACCTTTGTCTTCCCTAATACGGGTACTTAAATGAACCTATCCCGTTTAGGTTGTATACCTACTGTGTGCTCCATAAACCTTTCTAAGTCTTTATTGATTAGTTCGTCTTTATGTTGTTGATAAGATAAAGTTTGGTCTCTGTCCATTCTCTCAACCCAGTAATTAGCCGCAATAGCTAATGCGTCAATTTGGTCATCGTGTCTTAACGCACCTTTATCTCTAGTTATTCTAGTCATTTGCCTAAACAGTTGATGATTAGGTTCTAACTTGAAGTCTTCTTTTATTGTATTCTCATCTACCACTAGCCTATGAGTATTCATAATAGGCTCTAAGGTATCTATAATTCTTTTCTCTTTTTGTATATTATGCCTTACCTCTTCAATTTGGCAAGGGTGTATTCTAGCCATAACAGGCTTTAATAACGCTGTAGCCATACCATCACCAAAGTTAGATTCAATAACCACGTTATTCACTTTGTTACGTTTAGCTATAGCTGAAAGCTCTTCTAAGGTAGCATCTGAGTAACCACCATCTAAAGCTCCTATGTCGGTCAAATAAAGCACTCCGTGAAGCATTTTAAGCACCGCATACGCTGTTTTGTCTTCTCCCCGACCCGCAGGGTCTATAGACATAGCCACCCCTTCAAAATCTGTATATTCTTCAGATAAGTGTAAAGGAGCAACATAATAATCACCCTTTAATCCTACATTAGGTATCTCAGGGTCTACCCCTTTTAATTGTTGAGTACCTGAAGCCCACTGAATTTGAGCAGGAGCTTTTTTCCAAGTAGTACAACCTGAAGCTACAATTAAGTCATTGAGCTTTAAAGGGTATCTATTAGCGTCAGACATTGTAGTGTCTAACATAAACTGTAAGTTAAATCCTGAACGTCCATAGGAAGACAAACGCTCTAATAAATCTATACCATCAAATCTTTGAGGGTCTGTAGGTTCACCTTCTTTATCTGTAATATTAGAAATAATAGTAGACAGTTTACTGCCATAACCAATGGTTTGTTCTTTAGTTGGATATAACGCTGTCCATATTTTTGTCTTATAACCTCTTTCCTCTAATGTGTTATATAAACTCATTTCAGTTTGAGGTGTTCCTAAGAATATGATACGACCCACATCGGGTTTAATAATCGCATCAAATTCTTTCACAGTTTCACTTAATCTATCTCTCATTAACTGAGTCTGTGAGTTATTTGCTGATTCTACGTCATCGGCAATAATTAAATCTGCACGAGAACCTGTAAGCTGTCCTGTAATACCCATAGATTTCACACTAGGTGCGTGAGAAGCGGTAGCAGGAGCTACATCAAAACTAATTTTAGAATGTCTTTGGTCATCTCTAGGAATTAGATGTTGTAATATTGGCATTTCATTGATTAGTCTTTGAGTAAAGGTACTAAAGTCATCAGCTCTATTTTTAGAAGCTGAAACTACCAATATATTCCTTTGAGGATTTAGTAAAAGTTGGTGACAGACAAATGCTGAAGTAATCCAAGATTTACCAACGCCTCTGAAGGCTTCTATAACTAATCTACGTTCATTTGACTGTAGATAGTCTGCTATATCATATTGTATGGGAGTTGGGTTAGGTAGGTTTAGAAACTTCCAACATAAATACAAAAAATTCTTAAAATTTTTTAAGCGATTATCCATTTGTGTCAAAAGGTACTTTCTCAAGAATATTATCAGGTTTTGCACCTAATTTTTCAGAGCTATAAGTTTTACAAACTTCTAAACATACTTTCATTTCTGAAGCAGTTAGCTCTTGTCCTGATTTTAATTTTTGGTATGCGTGTTTAACTAATAATTCAGGTAATTCTTCTATAATTTTTTCTATTTTAACGCCCTTGTCCTCTGTATCTTTTTTTGGTGACGCTTTTGCTTGGACGTTTTGTGTGTCGCCACTTTCTTTTTTTGGGCTTTGGTTTAACATAATTATTTACTCCCCACTTTGGTGCTTTCCCCATCTATTTTTTCTCTCGGTGTTTGTAGTATTTATGATATACTTCCTTTTTGTAAGCCCACATAGATATTCTTGTTGTAATTCGGTGTATAAATCTTATTATGTTCAGAATCATAAGAAGACTCCTTTGTAAAGTTTGTTGCTTTGTCTAGGGTACAATAACCCACAAAGTAAAAAAAGAAAAATGCGTAAATTAAAGGTTTTAATTTTTGCATATATTAAGCATCTTGTTCAAATACTAACGGCTTTCCTTCCTCTACTGGTTTCATTTCTTTATTCCATTGTTCTTCCGATACACAGTTATAAAACATTCTAACTTGCATATGTTTGAACTCTTGAACACCTACAGTGTCCATATAAGTTTCAGCTATTTCTGCAATAGCATAATAGCCTTTTTTATAACATTGTTCTTCAGTTGTAAACTCCCATTTTGTATTAGTCATTGGGGGTAAACAGCCTAAATTAGAACATATTGTAATTACGAGTAAAATCTTACTCATAACTATAATCACTATCTACTTTTTTCTTCTTCTTTTTTAAGAGTTTGAAGATTTGGTCGTGTTGTTTCATAATCTTCTTATCTTTTTTATTTGCTTGTTTTAATTCTGTTTTAATATCATTAACATCTTTTAATAAATTCTCTATATCAAGTTTCATACGCACTTGATTTTCAACTACTTCAGTTTTACTTTCTTCAGCATATTTTTCATAAAGGATATTAACTTTACTATCAATTTTACTGACATACCAAACTAATCCTATAGCTTGTAGTAGAACCGCAAAAATTAAAGCGGCGTTAAATTTCATTCCATTCATATTATTTAATTATTTTAAGTATTTTCTTTTGTCCCATATATATTTCAGTTTTAGCTTCAGTTTTAATACAACTGAAAATAACTGATTCAGGATTGACTTCTCTTTGAGCAATCCTCTTGCTTTTTAAACAGTCAGATAATGTTTCTTTATAAGTATGTTCTATAACTTGTCCATTAAGTGAAAGTAGTAAAGCAAAAACTGTTTCTATCATTAGTGAGTACCATTAGCCTTTCTTAAACCATCTTTTAATTTTTCTACATCTTTTAATAATTTATCTACCTGTTTAGATAAAAATTCTATATTTACTTTATTGTGCATACCACCCTCTAATTGTTTAGTGTGTTGGTCTAATAAACCTGCCATATGTTCAATAAGCATAAACTGCTCACTGTCGGCGGGTAATGAGCCAAGTTCACCTCGTGGCCATTTAATTCTAAAGTCCGTATTCTTTTCTATATCACTACTAATAAGTTTATAATTCGTTTCAATATTATTTAATCTTTCTTGTATTCCAAAAAAAGCCCAAACACCTACAACCACAGCCGCTACAATAGAAATTAGATTTCTAATAGGCATAGCCACGTCTGTTTTATCTGATATTTTCATATTATATAAGTAAAGTCTTGATAGTAAGAACTAATTGAGTAAATATTAATATACCCACTGTCCATAAAACTCTATTAATCCCACTTACTTTTTTTTCTAAATGTACTAAGTGATTATCTTTAATAGTGTCTACAGATTGTTGAATTAATTTAATATCGCCTCGTATTCTTTCAACTTCTAAATTTAGTTCATTAATATCTTTCATTATTTTTTTTCCATTGATTATAGCCTTTTACCCAATCTTGACGATGGAGTATGTCCCATTTTGTCCAAGCCCAACCATTAAGTTGTCCTGTCCAACCTTGAATCCATAGCAATATTGCCATTTTAATATTTTTAATCATCGTCATCATCTTCCTTTGGTCTAATTTTACCAAATGTTATTTTATAATTTAATTTTGTTTTTTCTTCCATTTTAGAACTAAAAGGATTAGTAGATATTCCAATAGTTTGTTTCATATTTTCACAACCAGTCAAAAGTACAAAAGCAACTATAAGAATAATTGCTATAGTGCTACCTAAGTATACGTTCCAAAAATTGAAAACTTTACTTAAACTTTTTACCCGATAATAAATTTGTGACAGAAATTCCATAGTTACCCCCTACTACTATAAAGATTAAATATAAATATACGTCAGGTATTTGTTTTAGTAAATCAAAATAATCTTTAGTTTTAGATAACATCGCAGGGTCTCCCCAAAATGTTCCGTATGCTAAAATTCCTAAAGGTGCTAAAATAAAAGAACCAAGAAGTAAATCAAGTATTAAAGAGCCATTTCTTTTAGCTCTTTCATTACCTGTTCTAATCTCTTCTAAGGCTACTCTATGTTTTTGGTCAGATATAGCTCTTCTACGATTCATATATCCGCCGACAAGTTTTCCACCTATATTTAAAAGTGTTCCTATTGGTAGCATTTTCTGTTGTTACTCCTTGTTTATTTATTATAAAACGATTGTATCAGCTTCGTCTTCAGTTAGTGCTTCCCCTGCAACTAACTTTGCTTTAGCACTAGCTTTAAGAGCATCATTAGCCGCTTTAGCTTCTGCTTGTGCCGCTATTGTCGCTTCTGTACTTGCTATTTTTTCCGATATATCCACTTCTTGTTCAATACCATTAGGATATTCAGGGGAAAAATATATTTGTTTTGCCATAATTATTTATCTCCTATTTTATTTAATTCCATAGATGTCAACATAAGAACCACTTTCTATATTGTCTGAACCCTCAATAAATTGTATTCCAGTTGTTGCGATTGATTGGTCTGCATTAAAATAACC